CTTTAAAGATATTACTAAACTATAATTTAAGTAATAGGTTTGTTATAGCAGGAAACTCATACAAAATAAACAGCGTATCTACTAACCTACTAACAGGCGAAAGCAACATAGAATTAATAAACGACTTATGATACAAAACATATTAGAGTTATTGAAGTACGCAAATGGCGAAACAGAAAACATACGCATAGCACAAGGTAAGTATGAATTACCAAATGGGTTTATAGGTGCAGGTAAAAAGATTAAACGAGAAACAGGATGGAAAAAGTAGTAATACAGTTAGAAGCAGATACTAAACAGGTTGTAAAAGGCATTGATAAAGTAGATGAAAGTTTACAAGACGTAAACAAATCAAGTGCTGATACATCAAATGCTCTTGATAAAATGTCAGGTGGTGCAATAACTACTTTTAAAAATTTTAAGTCAGGTTTAGCAAGTGCGGTTAAAGGATTTAAGTCTTTGAAGTTTGCTATTGCAGCAACAGGAATAGGGGCGTTAATAGTAGCCATCACAGCAGTAGGACAAGCCTTTACAAGAAGTGAAGAGGGGCAAAATAAGTTTGCTAAACTTATGGGGGTTATAGGTGCTGTAACTAATCAATTTATGGATGCTATTGCAGGTCTTGGAGATTTGATTATAGGTGCATTTGAAAACCCAAAAAAGGCTATAAATGATTTTGTAAAATTAATCAAAGATAATCTTGTAAATAGATTTAATGGTCTATTAGAACTTATACCACAATTAGGCAAAGCAATAGGATTATTATTTGAGGGTAAGTTCAAAGAAGCAGGTAAAACCGCTGTAAATGCTGCTGCAAAGGTTACTTTAGGTGTTGAGGATATTGTAGATAAAACCCAAGAAGCAATAGATAAAACAAATGAATTTATAGAAACCACAAAAGAAGAAGCGAGAATTGCAGGTGAAATAGCAGACCAAAGAGCAAAAGCCGACAAGGTAGAAAGAGATTTATTAGTTGAAAGAGCAGAAGCAAATAGACGTATTGCAGAATTAAGGGAGTTAGCAGCAAATAAAGAAAGTGTTGCAGTACAAGATAGATTAGATGCGCTGAAGGAAGCGGGTAGGGTTGAAGATGAAATAACAGCTAAAGAAATAAAGGCAGCAAAATTAAGGTTAGAAGCTAAACAAGCAGAGAACGCGTTGGGTTTGTCTACAAAAGCTGATTTAGATGAGGAAGCACAATTAAAAGCAAGGGTAATAGAATTAGAAACAGCAAGACTAAACACCCAAAAGAGATTAACTGCTGAATTAACATCTGCCATAAGGGAACAAGCAACAGAAGAAAAAGCAATACAAGCAGAAAAAGATGCTGCCGAAAAAGAGCGCAAAGACAGGATTGCCAAAGAAGATAAAGAGCGTGAAGAACAACAATTAAAAGACAAACAAGATAGAGATGCACGTATTGTAGCCAGTCAGCAACAAACAGATGCTATGCTTACACAATCTAAAGCACAAGCAGTTGATGCAGCTATTAGTTTGTTTGGAGCAGAAACAGCAGCAGGTAAAGCAGCACTTATAGCAAAGCAGTTATTGGCAGCGCAAGAAATGATTAGTGAAGCACGTAAAACTATAACCTTTTCAAGTTTAGTAGCAGCCCGTTCATCAGCAGCGGTAGCAGAGGGTACAGCACAAACAGCTAAAATAGGTTTTCCACAAAATATACCTATGCTTATAGCTTATGCCTTACAGGCTGTTGGTATTATAGGCGCAATAACGAGTGCAGTAGGTAAGAGTAAGTCGGTAGCAAGTAGTTTAGGTGCAGGAGGTGTTTCTACGCCTTCAGTAGCAAGACCACAAGCACAATCACAATCAGTACCTCCTGCTTTTAATATAGTAGGAGCGGGAGCTGAAAACCAATTAGCGGAAACAATAGCAGGACAAACACAACAGCCTATAAAAGCGTTTGTAACATCACAAGACGTTACCACAGCACAGAGTTTAGAACGCAATATAGTAGAAGGCGCATCAATTTAGTAAAATTAAAAATAAACACGTTATATTAATATGAGAATTGTAGAACTTATTTTAGATGAGGATAGTGTAGCAGGTATAGAGGCTATTTCAATAGTAGAAAACCCTGCCATTGAAGAAGATTTTATTGCGCTAAACTCACAAGAAATACAATTAGCAGAAGTAGATAAAGATAAACAAATACTTGTAGGTGCGTTATTAGTGCCTAATAAGCCCATATACAGACGTAAAGGCGATGATGAGTATTATATATATTTCTCTAAAGATACTATCCGTAAGGCTTCAGAAATGTACTTAATTAAAGGCAACCAAAACAACAGTACTTTAGAACACCATTACAAACTATCAGGGCTATCGTTAGTTGAGAGTTGGATAGTAGAAGATGAGGTACACGATAAGTCAAGAAAGTACAATATGGAAGTGCCTGTTGGTACTTGGATGGGAGTAGTAAAAGTAAACAATTCAGAGGTTTGGAATGACTTTGTAAAAACAGGAAAAGTAAAAGGCTTTAGCATAGAAGGCTACTTTGTAGATAAAATGGAACGCCCTAACGAGCCTATAAACGACTTTGAAGAAGAAGAAGCAGAAGAAATGTTGTCTTATATCCGTAGAATAGTAAAAGACGACAAAAGATATAAGGATGGCAAAAAAGAAGAATTAGAAAGCTACTCTGACTATCCTGATGCAGTAAAAAACAATGCACAAAGAGGTATAGACCTAAACAAAGAAGTAAATAACAAATGTGCAACTGACGTAGGTAAGATACGAGCACAACAATTAGCACAGGGCAAACCTATAAGCATAAACACTATAAAACGTATGTACTCTTATTTAAGTAGAGCAGAGGAGTATTACGATGAAGGAGATACAAAGGCTTGTGGTACTATATCTTATTTATTGTGGGGTGGCAAGGCTGCTAAACGATGGTCAGAAAGTAAACTAAAAGAATTAGACCAGCTGTAATGGCAAAAAGATTAGAAGTAGCGCATATAGTAAAACCCAAAGTAAAAAGAAAGGGTGTGCACGCCAAAACAAAAATGTCAAGTATAAAGGGTAGTAAGCTGTATAAGAAAAAAAACAGAGGGCAAGGATGAGAGATATTAAATACTTAACACCATCACACACAAGTCCTAAAGGTAGCAGACGTGGTTGTTTGTGTGCCGATAAAAACACTTACAGTATAAAGTGCTGTAAAGGTAAACTCATCAATCAAGGGATTGGTAAAATCTAAAAATGTAAAATAGTTAAATAAAATAGTTATAGTTATATGAAAGCAACTGAAATGTTAAACAAGATTAAAACCTTTCTTGGAGAAGAAACTGCTGATATTGTAGAAAATATAGAGCAGACCGAGAAAGTAGAGTTAGCACAAGCTAAACTTGAAAACGGAACTATACTCGAAGCAGAAGCGTTTGAAGCAGGAAACGAAATTTTTATCATTACAGAAGATGAAAAAGTTGCTGTTCCTGTTGGCGAGTACGAAATGGAAGATGGTAAAATTCTTATCGTAGCAGAAGAAGGTCTTATTGGCGAGATTAAAGATGCGGAAGAAGTTGAGGAAGAAGTAGAAGAAGAATTAGGCTATGTTACTAAAGAAGAACTTGCCCAAGCTGTATCTGAAATTAAGGCAATGATTGAGGACTTAAAGAAAGAAGAAATGAGCGAGGAAGTAGAAGAAACCATAGAGGAAGAAGCTACTGAATTGTCAGAAGATTTGAAAGAGGAACTTTCACAACCTGCTGCCGAGCCTATTGCTCATAATCCTGAACAAAAACAAAATAACATTAACGTGAAGTTTGCACAAAACAGAAAGCAGACCACACTTGATAGAGTATTATCAAAAATTAACAACTAAATAAATAAATAAAAATGGCTAATCCAACAATTACAGGTTCATCTTATGCAGGAGAGTTTGCAGGTAAATACCTTGCTGCTGCCCTATTGAGTGCCGACACTTTAGATAGTGGTACAATCTCTATCTTACCTAACGTAAAGTATAAAGCTGCTATGAAAGTAGGTGCGTTCTCTAATTTAGTACGTTCTGCTGATTGCGACTTTGACAGCTCTACATCAACAATGACACTTACTGAAAAAGTGCTTACTCCAACTGAATTGCAAGTAAACTTACAGATTTGTAAGAAACAACTACACGCAGATTGGGAAGCTGCTCAAATGGGCTTTAGTGCTTTTGACGAATTGCCTCCACTATTCTCTGACTTTGTTATTGCACAGGTAGCAGCAGAAGTAGCAAACGCTACTGAAACTTCTATTTGGCAAGGTAGTGCAGGAGAAGGTTCTTTTGATGGTTTCGATACACTTTTAACTGCTGACGGTGGTGCTGATGTAACTGCTGTTTCTGTTGATAGTTCTAACGTAATTGCACAACTTGGTGCTATCGTAGATGCTATTCCTACAACAGTTTACGGAAAAGAGGATTTGAACCTTTATGTATCTTCTAACATTGCTCGTGCTTATGTACGTGCTTTAGGTGGATTTGTTGCTACTATCGGTGCAAACGGTGTAGATAACAAAGGTACTACTTGGTACAATGGCGGACAGCTTTCTTTTGAAGGTATCAATATGGTAGTAGCTAAAGGACTTGCTAACAACACAGCAGTAGCTGCTCAAAAATCTAACTTATTCTTTGGTACAGGTCTATTAGATGACCGTAACGAGGTTAAAGTTATTGATATGGCTGACCTTGACGGTTCACAAAATGTACGTGTAGTAATGCGCTATACAGCAGGTGTACAGTACGGAGTAAGAGGGGATATTGTTCTTTACTCATAATAATAACTAACATAAAAGGGGTAGGTTAGGTTATTGCCTACCTGCCCTTTTTTAATAAAAATATAAATATGGCTTGTGCAGTAACTAAAGGGCGTTCACTCCCTTGTAAAAATTCAGTAGGTGGATTAAAAAACATCTACATTCTTGACTACTCATCGACAGTAGCAGATTTGACAGACACAAGTGGTACTATTACACTACCTACTGATGGAAGTGCAGAGTTTTTTAAGTATGAGATTAAAGGAAATTCATCTTTAGAAACATCTGTAACATCAAGTAGAGAAAACGGTACTACTTTTTATGAAACTACACTAAATGTAACATTTACCTATCTTGATGTAGCAACACAAGAAGAAATTAAGCTATTAAACGCAGGTAGAGCGCATTATGTGGTTGAGGACTATAATGGCAACTATTTCTTAATTGGTAAGGAACACGGTGCAGAGATTACAGGTGGAACGATTGTAACAGGCGCAGCAATGGGCGACCTGTCAGGGTTTACACTTGTAGCTACTGCACAGGAAACAGCACCGCCTTTCTTTGCGACTGCTCCTGACGTAAGTGCTACTACACCGATTGACCCTGATGCATAATTAGGTGGTTAAATATAAAAGGGGAGCTATATGCTCCCTTTTTTTTTGCCTTATAGTAAATATTAATATTTGTACGTTATACTTATATGAAGATTGTATCAGTTTCACAAACGCAGACATTTACGTTTATACCTCGTGTATTTGCTAACGAAACGCTTACATACGTTGTAACTGACGAACAAACAAATAAGTCAGAAACTATAACAGCTTCTACAAGTACAAGTGGTAATTACTTAACAGCTACTATGACGTTTGGCAGTAGTAATGCACCATTTAGAGAAGCACATTTTTATACTTTAGAAGTAACCAAGTCAGACGGTACTTTAGTGTATAGGGATAAGTTATTTTGCACAGACCAAACACCTGTAACACAAAGCAGGTACGATGTGAACGAAAATGTTTACGAAACAAACGACACAGTCGATAACGATTATATAGTATTATGATACACGCAATAAGTTTATCAAATTATGTTAGCCCTACTATTGAAGAAAAAAAAGGTAGGGATTATGTTACATACGGAGATAAAAACTCATATTTTCAATACCTAATAGACCGTTACAATGGTAGCCCTACCAACAACGCTATTATTAACGGTATTAGTGAAATGATATACGGTAAGGGCTTAGATGCTACTGATAGCGATAAGAAACCCGAAGCATACGCACAGGCTATTACGCTTTTACATAAAGATTGTGTAAGAAAATTATGTAGCGACCTTAAATTATTCGGTCAATGTAGTATGCAAGTTATTTATAGTAAGGATAGAAAAAAAATAGCAAGGGTTGAGCATATGCCTGTTGAAACGTTGGCAGCCGAGAAGTGCAATGATAAAGGGGAAATAGATGCTTATTACTATTCAAGTGATTGGTCTAAATACAACCGTATTAACCAATTAAAGCGCATACCTGCATTTGGTACAAGTAATGAAGCAATCGAAATACTTTATGTTAAGCCTTACAGAGCAGGATACAAATACTACTCAACACCCGACTATCAAGGTGGTTTGCAATATGCAGATTTAGAAGAAGAAATATCTAACTTTCACATAAATAATATACAGTCAGGTTTAAGCCCCTCAATGCTTATTAACTTTAATAGTGGTACGCCTTCGGCAGAAGAAAGAGAAGCAATAGAAAGACGTATATACAATAAGTTTTCAGGAAGTAGTAATGCAGGTAAGTTTATTTTAAGTTTTAATGATAGTCCTGAAACAGCAGCTACAATAGACCCTGTACAATTAAGTGATGCACACAATCAGTATCAGTTTTTAAGCGATGAGAGCAGTCGTAAGATAATGGTAGCACACAGGGTGGTATCTCCTATGCTTTTAGGAATTAAAGACAATACAGGGCTTGGAAACAACGCAGAGGAGTTGGAAACAGCTACTAAGCTAATGATGAATATAGTTATTAAGCCATTCCAAAACCTACTTATAGATGCGTTTGATATGATATTGGCTTACAATGATATTGCTCTTAATTTATACTTTAAGACTTTACAACCTTTAGACTTTCAGGATAACGCTATTGTAGATGAAGAAACAAGAGAAGAAGAAACAGGGGTAAAGTTAAGTAGTGATTTAGATAAGTTTGTAGATACAGAAATAGCTGATGCGCTTATAGACTTAGGTCAAGACGAAGAAGAACTTTTAAAGGAGTTTGAGGTTATAGATGAGCAAGAAGTGGACTATGACAATGATGATGACCTCAACCAAAAAATCAAAGAGTTAAACGAGCAGACAAACCTTGCAAGTACAGGAAGTGCCAAGCCATATAGTGAGAGT